ACCGACATGAAGAAGACCTCTGACGACTTGGCGATTTACTTCGACCAGTGCGTATAAGCGGAAGGAGGAGCGCACGATGAACGGTTACACATGCATTAAACCATGTACGTTTGGAGGCGTCGCCTATAACGTAGGCGACGCTATCCCCTCCGAAGCCGTTCTTCCGAGCCGCGAGAGAGCCTTAATCAAGCAGGGCTTCATAGCCCCGGCAGTGGAAACACAATCACTGCAGGAAGAAAACAAATTCCTCAAGGCAAAGATAGAGGCACTCGAAAAAAAGGCCGCCAAAGCCACAGAACCGCCCCAAATTCGCGAGAATGAGCCGGAGGGTATCGTTATACCCATTACCGCAAAAGGAGGCGTTCTCGAGCTCGTAGCGACGCCTGACGACATCGTAAAGGCGGTAGCGACCATGCAGCTCAACGCGGAGGAAGCGGCCAAGGCCGTAGGCGAAATTGAAACGGAGGAAGCCCTGATTTTGATTGACGCGCTGGACCAGAGAAAAACGGTCAAGACAGCGATCGCAGAACGGATCAAGGAAATACAATCCGAAGTGGAAGGCGGCACAGAGGAGGATGAAGGCCAAGGTGATGCGTAATGGCGAAGACATACACGTATGACCCGGCCAAAATCAACGAGAACGGCAAGGACCGTATGCGCTTTGAGCTTGGAGACACCATGGTCGAAGGCGGCGCCGAAACCTGCGCCCTGACGGACGAGGAATACAACGCCATCATCGGCAGGTATCCGGGCAAATGGAAAAAAGCGAAGCTGGAGCTGCTCGGCAGCATCCTTCATCGCTTCGCATACGAGGTCAACACAAAGGTCGGCCCCCTTTCGCTGGAGCTGCGCGGGCGGTTTGACGCTTGGAAGGCACTACATGATGAGCTCTCGAAAGAGGTCAGCAAGATGGCCGCACCAAGCCTGAACCGGAGCATAACCGAGAAACCGCCTTATTTCTACGAGGGAATGCATAACAACCATGCAGCAGGCGGAACGGAGGGAGGCAGGAAACGGCATGATTAGAACAGGCAGCCCAATGTACCTCCGACCCGGGAACCTTTTCAAAGACTTTACCATCGAGAAAAGAAACGAAGACACTACCGCACGCGGACGGGTAACATCAGGATACAGCCCGAAACCGGGCGCCCAACTAAGTGCGGTTCTTGCTGACGCGGACCCGGACGAGAGAGAACGATGGCAACAGCAGCAACACCCCATCACCCACACGATCACGCAGAGAGGAACTCCCCTCGCAGGAGAAGGCGACCGTCTGGTGCTCGGCGACCGGTACTTTTACATCCAAGGAGTAAACGAACCCGGCAGCCTTGGCATATGGACGATTTACTATGCCGAGGAGAGGAGCTACACTCATGAAAATTGACGTCAACGGAACTAATGAGAAATTCGCGAAAGCGGTAAACGATGCCGTGAAGTCGGCCAAGACGCAGGCACAATCAAGAGCGATCAGAGCATCGAACGAGCTGAGGAATTCAGCATTAAGAGTCCTGCGCGGCCAGCGTAGCGGTAGAGTTTACAAGCTGCCGTTCAGCAAGAAGACGTACAGAGCATCAGCACCCGGAGAACCACCGGCAGTGCGCAGCGGCAGACTACGTATAAGCTGGGCGGCCAGAGCGATAGGAAAATCGGACAGTGAAGTCATAGCCAGCATCTACACTGACGTAAAATATGCACCGATACTGCAAGAAGGGACCGACGACGGAAGGATAAAGCCCCGTCCGTTCGAACAGCCCATCATTGACGGTGCAAAAGACAAGGTGATGGCGATATTCAACGAGCCATACCTGAACAAATAGCAGGAAAGGAGGAGGCACGCCATGCCGATAATCAAGGACAGCACAACGAAGGTATTCGACCCGGAATACGTGCAGAAGGGCAACCTCATCAACGCCAAGCGTGCTGGATGGACCGAACCAAAGAACGGGATCATCACAGAGGTAACAGACAAGCAGCTGACAGTGCTCACACTTCCGGGAATCGGAAACGTAACGAATTACTTCGTCATTCCTGCCAGCGAAGTAGTCGGAGGACAGACGTGGGAGCTATTATGGACCGCTGACATGATAACCATCTATACGGATGGCGCGATCCCAGATGGCGATGACGCTTGAAGACCTTGTGTACACAAGGCTGACGGCATGGCCCGAGCTTTTGAGTAAGCTGGCTACATACAAAGGCAAAGCCGCCGTCTTCTACCAGAACGCACCGAGCGACAAGGCGCCAAGCTGGAAGGGAGCAAAGCAATACCCTCGCATTGACTACACCATAGACATGCAGGCAGACCCGGAAAGGCAAACGTCAGGACAGGCCGTGTTCAACATTTGGAGCATCGACAACGGCATCATGCCGGAGGAGATAGAACCAGAAGTGAGGAAGGCCATCTGCGGAATATTCATGACTCCGGACGGAGAACCTCCCTACTGCTTCGCTTGGAGGCGCTCGGAGAACTTCAGCGCCAAGAACATTGAGGAGAGTGCAAGCGAGATAATCGGAATCACAATGCTCTTTGATGTTTTCGCGTTTCCGAACCAGATCACGAGCGACCCGGACCCCATCCTCGCCATGAACCACTTCGTGAAGGATTGGGAACCAAGCGCAACGGTCATCGGGCACGACAGGCTGACAAATTACTATGAGCCGCAGGCCGGAGCGCCTGCGTTTTATTTTAGGCTTGCCAGCATTGAGACATCAGACCAGACGAACACGGTAGCGTGGATGAACGGCACCATAGCAGGTCACGTCTTCGCCCCAACAGCGGAGGCACGGCTGCAGTGGATCAGATACCTGATAGACACGCTGGCACTAAGCGGAGAAGTCACGATGCTGGACACCTCCCCCATGACAATACGGAAACTTTCGGCGGACGCCGGACTGGACCCATTGTCGCAAGGGCAGATCAGGATACAGATGCGCTTCGGCATCCTTCGGCGCGCCATCGTCGCCCCGCTGATTAACGTCAGCATACAGGACACCGAGGCAGACCCAACACCCAAGCACCTATATGTGGAGGCGGACACAACAATTCAAGCGGAACCGCTTACGCAGAGCTTCGACGTCAAATCAAAGCTGTGCGGCAAAGAACCGCTATAACAAGAAAGGAGCATACGCATGGCAGACAAAATCAAAAAGCCGGACGAGGAAGTCATCGTAACCCCCGCTGCAGAAGCGGAACCGGAATACACCGTCGCCGAGCTTGCTGCCAACAGCAAGGCGGTATTCGGCGTTATGCCGGAATGCGTAATTGCAGCCTTCCGCGTGGCGGGACTTGAAAAAGCCACAAAACAGGCTGCAGAGAAAATCATCAGCACATTCATGAAAAAGGAGGTCAAATAACATGTCTGGAACATTTGTAGTGGGCGAAACCAAAATTCGCCCGGGCGTTTATACCAGATACGAGAACGCTGGCGGCGTCGAAATCGCTGGCGCCGCAAACGGTATAGGCGCAGCAGTTATCAGAGCCAACTGGGGACCGCTGAACAAAGTCAAGTGGATCGAAAGCCCTGTGGACGCAGCTGCAGCATTCGGAGAACCCGGCGCCAATTACACAGTTAACATCGTGAATGAGATGCTGGCGGGCGGAGCCTCCAAGGTAGCCGTCGTCAGAGCCGGAAACGGAGGCACCGCAGCGACAATCACGCTGAAGGACACAGCGGGATCACCGGTCAACGTGGTCACCATCACCGCAAAATATCCCGGAGCAAGACCGTTCTCGGTAACAATCAGAGACAGCCTCGCAGACGCCAACAAGCGCGAATGCATCATCTACAGCGGCACATCGGAATTCGAGAAGGTCACATTTGCCAAAGGAGCAACCGGAGACGGAGAACCCGCAGCCATTGTCGCAGCGCTCGCGAACAGCGCAAACTTCACAGCAACCAAAGTCGCCGACGGAACAAAGGCCCTCGCAGCGGTATCCAGTACGGCATTCACAGCCGGAACGGACCCGGCAGTTACATCTGCAGAGTACAGCTCAGCGCTTAACGTGCTCGAGGCCGCAGCTTGGAACGTCCTGATTGTTGATACTTCGGACACAGCCGTACACGCGCTGGTAGCCGCATTCATCGACAGGATATACGAAGCCGGAAGCAACAGCATAGCCGTAATCGCGGAACCGAAGACCGTCGCCCTCGCAACCAGAATGCAGCATGCCGCAGCCTTCAATGACGAGAAGATCGTATTCCCGCTTAACAGCGCATACGACGCAAGCGGAACCCTGTACGACGGGTACCTGCTCGCAGCTCGCATCGGAGGCATGGTAGCCGCAGTACCGTCCAATCAGAGCTTGACACACGAAGTCGTGAGCGGCATGGTAAGCCTTGCAGAACCGCTGACAAACACCGAAATCGAGACAGCGCTGCAGAGCGGATGCCTTGTTTTGAGTACCAACACATCCGGACAGATCTGGATCGAGCAGGGCATCAACACACTGGTAACCCCGAGCGGCAATCAGGACGCAGGCTGGAAGAAAATCCGCCGCGTAAAGACCCGTTTCGAGCTTATCGACAGAGTCAACGATACCGTCGCCCCGCTGATCGGCAAGGTCAACAACGACAGCGACGGACGCGCGGCCATCATCGCCGGAGCCAACGGAGTCATCAAGAGGATGATCGGCGAGAAGAAGCTGCTAAGCGGAAACTGCATGGAGGACCCGTCGAACCCTGCTGCAGGAGACAGCGCATGGTTTATCATCGCGGTAGACGACATCGACAGCATTGAGCGTGCATACCTGACCTTCAGGTTCAGGTTCAGCGCTGACGAATAAGGAAGGAGGAAGCGAACATGTTTAATAACAGAGGACCGATAGACACCCGCAAGGCGCTCACCGGTAAAGACGGCGCGCTTTTCAATTCAGCGGGAACAATGCTGGCTTCGGTTGAAACCTTTCAGACCCAAGTCAATGTCTCGAACGCGAAGTACCAGCCGCTCGGAGACGCGCAGGAGCATGAAGTTTTTCAGTCGTATGGCGTCACTCTCACATTCACGGAGATCGTCATCGAGGACGAAACCTTCATCAAGGAGCTGTTCGAGGCTTTCTCGACCGGAGTCATGCCCGAATGGAGCTTCCAAGGCGTGGTACAGGGACGAAACGGAAGCCAGCAGCGCATGGTATACAGAGGCGTCGTGCCGAGCGGTACCATCGACCTGCAGAACCTCTCCGTGGGCGACATCATCAAGAGAGCATGGAGCCTGTACGTCAACGACCCGCCTGAGCTTCAGAGCCTACTCAGGGCCTAAAAGCAAGCGGAACACCGTAACAATATAGCCCGCGCCGGAAAAGACACCGGTGCGGGCTTAATTTTTGATTTTTGATAGGAGGAAATCGAAATGGCAGATACCGAGAAAACCAAAAAGACTGGCATTCAGGACGCAGACCTGACCGAAGAAGAAGCAAAAGCCCAGCTTCGCACATACGAAGGCGACATTTTGAAAGGGCTTCTTGCTGCTGCAGACTTCCGGGACGACGAAGACAACGTGGTACCCATCGAGATAGCGAGGAATGGCGTGGTACTCTTCACCTTCCGCATCAGACCCCTGTCGGAGGAAGAATACAACCTCTGCAAGGAGAAGAACACCAAGTACGTCCGCAACAAGCAGCTGGGAATTAAATTCCCGGAAGACACCAACGCAACCAGATACCGCAGCCAGCTCATCTACGAGGCAACCGTAGAGGAAGACCGCGCGAAGATATGGGATAACAAGGAAGCATGGAGGGCGCCGAAGATCAACGTGACCAACGGCATCGACATGATCGACAAGGTCCTCCGCGCCGGAGAAAAGGACGCGGTACTGAATAAGATCGACGAAATCAGCGGCTACAGCTCCACATTGGAGGAAGTAGCAAAAAACTCATAGAAGCAGGCGGGCTGGCAACCGTCCTGCATCATATTTTTCAAAA